AGCGGTCGCGGCGAAGAGCAACGTGAGGTTACCGAGACCTGGTTGCAAAATGTGGCAGGTGTTGGTGATCTATACAGCAAGCTTTACATGCGTCCTGCCATGGATTATCGTAGCGATGACGTTATCAAGAGCGAGATCCTTGATCAAATGATTGCCGACGGCTACTTGCCAACCATGGCCGTTGACGATCGCAATCAGGTTGTAACCATGTGGCGCAATCGCGGACTAAGATGCCTACAGGTAGCACCTGGCGATTTCTAATATGCTTTGGTTTACAAAGGATCCTTACGGCATTTGCCAGGAATTGGGCATTGACATTGACAAGCGTAGGGCAACCGAGCTCTACAACTTGTTTGATGGCAACATAAATGGGTGGTACTACCTTGCTGCTGCAAGCTGCGACGATGGCACTGACGAAGCCGCTAAATGGATCCTAGGTGCCATCGCCGCTAGGTTGAATGAGATTGGAAAGGATTTTGGTTATGCCGGCCATCTCATCCCAGCTGACTACCTCAATGCGTTTGTGTTGTATCTAAAACGCGGCAAGTTTGACCGAGGTTTTGCCAAGGAAATCTTTGCTGAGCTTATGAACATCGGGCCAAAATGGCATATCGTAGACCTGCACGATGATATGTCGCCTGCTGAGGTACAAGACTGGATTGACAACCCGTGGCCAAGACGTGTGTCTGGCCAAGCTGTCATGGATGCCATTGTTTGCGATCCTCGCTTCAAGGCGTCCAGCGAGGATGAATTGGATGCCATCGTTGACGCGGTCATTGCTGCAAATAGCGATCAAGCATCCAAGGTGCAGGATAACCCAAAATTGATACAATGGTTTGTTGGGCAGGTCATGAAGGCGGGCAAAGGTAAGATAACTGCACCATCGGTGCTAGCCAAGCTAAAGCAGAGATTCGCAGTATCATAAACCAATTGACTGCTGTTACAGCTATGCTATAATTACTTATAATCCATAGGAGCTGTGTCAATGGACGAAGAAATTGCCAAACTTGATTGTAATGCTGAAGATTTTGAGGACCGGTATGGTCGCGTGCTGAATTTCATTCATTATGAGATTGACAGCAATGTGCTTAAAACCGAGCTTGTCAAATATGCCAAGCATTTAGACATGGAGTCCATTGCAAACAACATTCCGATCAATATGGTTGGTATAGAGGGCAAGATTGCATACTGCATCAATCGTGGGGCCAAACTAAAGGAATCCAGCATTGAAAAAGTTCGCAAAATTCTTTGCGATTACCAGCACAAAGCTGAACCAACCAGGGATTTTTCATGGGATCCTATCGTGCTTTCCTCCAAGGGTAAGAATGTGTTGGCATACGTTGACTGTTATAGCCAGATTGACAACAGCAAAGCCCGTGTGCTCAAAGGCGCGGTAACCATACGAGAATTGCCGGCTATCGTACGTAAGATCGTATCTGATCGCGCCGAAGGTAAAACCGTTATTGCAAGACAACTGCTCGAACACTATAAGGATTCTCTTGTTGAGGCAAAGCAGGACCCTTCAATTGCCAATTGGGTAAAACCACTTGCCACCATTGTCGATACCCTGGGATTGATCGTAAATAATCGTGCCAGCATTAAAGCCGGTGCCAAAGGCGCAAAGGCGCGTAAGCTATCTAACACGCTTGAGCAAAGCGATCGTAAAGGTGAGAAAGCTGCATCAAAGGTAACATACAAGGATGAAGATTCCAATCTTGGGATCAGCAGTGTTGATCCTACCAATCTAGTAGGGGCCGAGGCAGCCGTCATTTACAATACCAAAACGCGACACTGTGAGGTATATTTCGCCGAGGCTAGCAAGCGCCTAAGCGTTCAGGGCGCTAGGATCACAAACTTCGATGAAAAAAAATCAATTGGTAAAACCTTGCGTAAACCTGAAACTGATTTGCCCCATTGGAATCGGGCAACAACGGTTCGTAGGCTTGAAGTGCTGCTTGATCAGGTAAACGGCAAAAGCTGGAGCTTGACCGGCAAGTTCAATCGCAATACCATGTTGCTTAAGGTATTATAGGCTCAAGGATGGACAATGCCCACCAGAACCTGGCTTCCTGGTGGGTTTGCATTGCGCTGGTTGAAATCAAACACACCATCTACATTACGCAGCAACATCAACCGCTGTTTTGGATCAAGCATCAACTGTTCAGTTGTACGAGAACTTAGGCCAGGTATGGGTGTGCGCAAGGTGGTCAGTTGCGGATTGTCAATCCATCTTTTGGCCAGCAAAGGCATTAGTTCTTCTGGAGTGTTGGCTTGGTCCAATATGTAATTGGCAATTTCTAGCCTTGATTGGGAACTTATCCTGCGCATTGCAAGTATTGGGTCATTGCTGTCCGGCTGATATCCGGCACTGGGAATCCACACTCCGTGGTTGGTACGTGCTATTTTGTCACCGGTTATTTCACGCACGATTTGCCGGCGATTCGACCCTGTTTTGCCTTCTATTAGTATCATTTTATTGGCATCAAATACCATTACGCAGCCACCTACTCCGCGATCCCTTAGCAATGCAACCGCTCTGTCAACGGTTGGCTGCGCCAATGCATCGCGTATCATTAATCCATCCTTGCTTGGATGCATTTTAGCTACACCATTTTTAGCAGGGCTAAGGCTAGAGCTGAGTATGCTAACACCGTCGCCGTTCATTCCTTCGGTCCATTGGGTTGATTCGTCGACCAGTGTTACACGTTGGTAGCCATCTTCTTCATCTCGAAATAATTTCGTGCGAGTAGCCGCTGGCCGATCTCGGTTTTTAACGCCTACCCACCCTATATTTGGAAATCGCTTGGCAATTATGGTACACATGGTGCAGTATTTAGCGCTTGACCTACGTGCATGATATGCTATACTAAGATAACCATTACAAGGACCAGACCAGTGCACTACGAATTTCCATACATATCGCACCTTGATGAAGTTCGTGAGGTAATCCAGGAGTTGCCAGAGTTCATCATTGCCGAACGCGAGTGGGGATATGTGGCCAACTATCTTGTGTCTCATCCGGACACCTTTCCGCAGGTTAAGACCGCAGGTGGCAGTGCCAAGATGCGCAATGAGGCATTGCGAGCAAAGGCAATCCGCCGCGAGTGCCGCGGATTGATCTTTGACCGTAATGGAACGCTGATCTCTCGCCCATTCCATAAGTTTTTCAATGTAAACGAGCGCAACGAAACGCAGTCTCATCTCATCGATCTTGACCAGCCTCATGTGATACTGGAAAAGCTGGATGGCTGCCTTAGTGCTGACACTATGGTCGAAACGCCGTATGGCAACATGCCTATGAAAGATATTTGCGAATCAGATACAGAGATTCCTGTGCGAGCTTATGATCATGCCAGCCGTCAAGATGTGTGGGCGCAAGTTCAAGGAAAGTCTATCAAAGAGTCGACGGATAACTGGTATCGAGTAACACTACATGACGGGCGGTCGATAGAACTGACTGATAACCATAAGGTATGGTGTGTAAACAAAGGTGCATACCTTACTGTTGCTGATCTGGAAGAAGGCGACGAAGTTCAGTCGCTAAATGATTGAGGAGCCAACTCTGTAACTCCTCATCATTCAACTTGTTAATGTCGGATTCCCAAAGTGGAATAACAGTATATCCATATGATCTAGCAACTTGGATTTTAGCTTCATCCGCGTCCCATATAGATTGAACAGATGTGAGCCCTGTTATAAACTTGATTGTATCTGTAGATTTGTAATATGCCGGGTTTGCATGCCAGAAATCACCTTGTATCTCGATAACGATTTTAGTATAGCTTATATGGAAATCAAACTGACGCCTTTTGATATAATATGAAAACGTATGCGCAATATCACATAATGTGAGGGCTGCCGAAACACGAGCTTCGAGTTTATTTGGTTTATTTTTTTGAAATCGTGGTAGTTTGGTAATACGCAACGTGCCGTATCTATACATCATAGTTTGATTTATCTTGTCTTTCACTATGTTTGATTGACGTACGTTTTGCACTCCATATTTGGACTGAACGGTCTGATTCCTTTTATGGTAAGCTTCTGTATTTTTAGATAGTGCATTCTCAGCACCGTACTTATCTATGCATGTCTCTTTATATTTCTGCCTAGTCCTTGTGGTATTGGATGCATCAGATAACCCACGATGAGTAATGCCAAGCTCTGTAAGTATTTTCTTTATTTTACCCCAAGGTAGATTATATTTTTGCGCAAGCTCTTGTACAGATCGTTGCTCGTCAACATAAAGAGCCTTGATAGTAGCCCCATTTTCCTCGATAAATGGGGCGAAGTTGAACTGAAAGACCCAATGTTTGACCTCTTCATTTGACAGGTTGTTTGGGTTGCATTTTGCGTAATGCGGGACATTTCCTAACGATTTTAAACAAACTGGGCAAACTATTTTCATTGACACTTACTCCTCTTTATGCTATATATTTAGCAAGATAGTTGTAGAAACAAGCTTTTGGAGAATATTGTGACTAAAATCAGCAGAATCGAAAAGATTACCTCTCCTTCGGCACGATATGACATTCAAACGTCAACTCACAACTTCTATGCCAATGGCATTTTAGTTCACAACTCGATGATTCGTCCGTTCGCATTGGGCAACTCATATCGTCTGGGTACCAAGATGGGCATCACTGATGTTAGCATGCAGGCTGAGGTGTGGGTGGCTGATCATGCAAACTACCATGATTTCATCATGCTGCACATTGAGCGCGGCCAGACCCCGATCTTTGAGTGGTGCAGCCGTAAGCAGCGCATCGTGGTGGATTATCCTGAGGATCGTCTGGTTCTAACCGCCATCCGCGACATCAACACCGGTGCGTACAAGAGCTATGAGCAAATGCGCACCTATGCCGAGGCATATGGTATCGATATCGTTAGACAGTATGAAGGCACGGTTGCTAACATGCAAGCGCTGCTGTCTGAAACCCATGATCTCGTTGGCCAGGAAGGTTGGATCATCCGGTTTGCCGACGGACACATGCTGAAAATCAAGGGCAGCGAGTACGTATTGCAACACAAAGCCAAGGACTCAATCCTGCGTGAGAATGGGGTGATCGAGATGCTGTTGGATGAGAAGCTTGACGACGTTAAGTCGGTGCTGGATGACGATACCCGTCATCGTCTGGAAAAGTTTGAAGCGGCGTTCTGGCAAGGCATTGCTGAGGCTGCGGACACTTGGAAGCATCGATATCTGATGGTCAAGGCAGAGCATGGTGCTGATCGCAAGAGCTTTGCTCTAGATGAGCGGTATCAGACCCTTGACCCAAACCTCAAGAGTGCCATCTTCCGTAACTGGGATGCGTTCCATGATGCGGACTGGAGGCAAGCGGTGGTTGACACGGTTCGCAAGAATCTCGGCACACAGACCAAGGTTGATGCGATCCGCAAGCTGTTTGGTAATGCCAAGTGGGATTACGGTGCAACGTTGCTGGGAGATGAGTAATGACAAATCAAGTGACTGAATACAAGGTTAAGAAGGCCATTGAAGCCGGAAGTGTGCTAGATACCGATGCGTTGGTAGAGGTTACCAAACGACCTGAGCACGAGGTTCGACAGGTGCTGGTCAAGCTGTATCCAGAGAAGTTCGGCATTCCTGGAGTCAACGTCTCCTACCGTACCACCGCCACCATCGATGAACTCGTGGACTATGCTCGCGAGATCGTCGCCCATCAAGGTATCCAAGCGGTGGTGGATTGGGAACATTGGCCGCAAGCCTGTGGTTGCACTGGACCACAAGACGGTAACCCACTGTGTTCTTGCGGTATGAGCAGCGAGTTGGCCCGGCACAAGGCTGCGGTAGTGGCTCAATTCATGGCAGAACCAGGTGTTGGAGACTAGTGATAACATATCCTAGAACGCAAAACGGTTGGGTCAATTCTGGAGAACCAGTGCATCGCACAAGGACCAAGGTTATTACAATCCGTAAACTTTTTGGTAATGTTTTGTGGGATTACGGTGCTAATAGAGGAGATGAATAAAATGATCAAACCAACGATTGATGATGTACGCAATGCATACTGCGAGGATCATGACGATTTTGAAGAAGTGTATGAAAACGCGGATCCTTCGTGGCGCCACGGTTGCTACATGACCACCGTGTACAAAAGACTGTCGGACGATACATACTGGCAGGTTAGTTGGCAGCGTAGCGGCGATGGAGAATATAATTCTTTACGCGACAAAGACATTGATAGCAGTGACATTGTGCAGGTAGAACCTTTTAGCCGAACTGTTATTGATTATAAGCCAGTTGGGTTGTAATATGACTCAACTGTCTTTAGATTTAGATTTAAGAACGCAAGGTTACAAAGTTTACATCAATTCGCGACTGGTGCAAGAAGTTGCCACCGAAGATGATGCATGGGCTGTAATAGATCACTATCCGTTTGGATCTTGTTACGAGATACACGATGCAAACGGCATTGTGCTCGATACCGTCCCATTTTAGCAAGGTTGAAACGATGATAATCAAAACAAAATATGATGTTGGACATGAATTTTATGTCCCGCGTGTTTTCAAAACATATACCAATGATGTGATTACGCAACGTGATAGATACGGTATCACGCGAGAATACGTTTGCAACATTGAAACGCTGGAAGCCACCGTAAAGCATAAATTCGTTTCTCGCATTGAAATCAACCTACGTAAGTCAGGAATCGAGGTCATTTATTGGTGTAAAACCCACAATCAGGACGGTCTAGCCACACGCTTCACCGAGGATGAATTGTCCATTACCAGTGCAGAAGTTGCGCTTCAATTTGCTAAAAAATGGCGAGATGAGGAACAGTGCGAATATTTTGGCCAAACAAATTGTTCAGAAATGGATGACGAGTAGCATGACCTACCCGCGATATAGCAATAATGGCTACCATGATGACGGGCACAGGGTCAATGTACCTCGTTCAGGTGTTCAACGCTGCCCTAACTGTGGTAGCACAAGTTATCGCGAGACCGTTAGTCTTGAATCATGCGATGATTGTGGTTTACGCTTTGATTATTGGGGCGACGGAGCAAATGATGTTTATGACAGGTTTTTGAAAGATAAGTATGCTGCTGAGCGTGCACGAGAGGAAGAACAGGATCGCAGGCAGCAAGAAGAATGGGCAGAAGAACAAAATCACCGGAACAACCAAGAATGGGATTCAGACCATGACAATTAAGCTAGAATGGCATGATACGGATGCCGATCTGCAAGCGCAATACCGCAAAATGGTGCTTGCGGATATTGAGACCTCTCTGGACAATCTATCGCATCCAAGCGACCTATGCTTCCATCATGTATGGGTAGGGGAAGATATGGACGGACCGCATGTGTTTATCTGGGGAGTGAAAGATTCAGAGTCATTTCATTGCCAATACCATCCGCAAACTGAATGGCGAAGCATCGACGATGCGGACACTAACGAAATAGTTTAATCTAAATGGAGAATAACATGCCTACCGTTTACATGATGATTGGTGTGCCAGGCAGTGGCAAAAGCACTTGGATCGCCAACCAAAACTTTGACTGGAACAAGACAATGGTTGTATCCACGGATGCAATAATTGACCAGCGTGCTGCTGCACAGGGCAAAACCTATTCTGAGGTGTTCCAGGATGAGATCAAGGGTGCCACGGCACAGATGAATCAAAATTTGAAAACGGCTATCGCCAACAATATGGACATTGTATGGGACCAGACAAATCTCACCGCCAAGACCCGGCAGGGAAAGTTGTCCCAAATCCCTAAAAATTATCGCAAGGTGGCGGTTTTCTTCCAGACCCCAAATGAGAAAGAATTGAACCGGCGTCTCCAAAGTCGTCCAGGAAAGACGATCCCGCTCAACGTGGTTGCTAGCATGCTGGCCCAGCTACAGCCTCCAACTGAGGCCGAAGGCTTTGATGAGATTGTCAACACATGATAGCCAATGGACAGGACGAATCGCTGGTCATACTGGCCGAAGAATGTAGTGAAGTGGTGAAAGCCGCGTCGAAAATACATAGGTGGGGAGCTGATAGCAACAACAAGGGCAGGAATTCACTCACGAATCTTGAGGAGTTGATTTTTGAGCTAGGCGATTTACAAGCCATGATTGATATTGTTATTGATCAGTTTGGCATTGATCGGTCTGCCATTATCAACGGTTCACAGCTGAAAAAGAATAAATTGAAAACCTACAGTAGGCATTTGCAGCAATACGGTCGATTGGAAAACTAGAATCATGGGTATGAATAGGCATGATGCAGAATGGTTTCTGCGCTCTGTTAATGGTCAATTCAAGGGTTTTGAGACGAGACATCCTCAATCTATCATACCTCCATTATGGGGTCTAAATCCGCACACCCTTACGGCATCTGACTCATACAACTATAATCGAGCCATTGAATGCGCCATCGTAAGCATTCCAATTGACGGTATACAGCGGCTAATAGAGTCATTTAGAAGGAAGTCCCATCCAACGGATGACGACCTGGCCATGCTACACGCTAAGATTGAATTATACGAAACGGATCCATATTTCAAACAGTTGTATGATACCATGAATACCTATTTGCAGTTAAAGATGGGATAGTTTGTCTTGGATTGTATGCAGCCTTAATATGCCATGTAAATCTTACCAATGTTTATAAATAGTCCTGTGTAGAAAAATCCTGCATAGGAGCCTGATAACATGCCAAAGTTGCTGCAAAGATTGTTTGTTTTTATAGCTATTTTTGCAGCCTTTTCAGCCTCCGGACATATTGCCATGTACTTGGAAGCATGGCATAATAATCTGATCGCAAGCTCAGCTGTGTTTGGGGCAAGTTTTATTAGCATGTTAGGAACCGGCGCAAAAATTTGGTACGATATATTGGCATAGACGCCATTGCTTTACCTAATCTTTGTGATTATAATCGACACAATGAGGAACTATAACCATGGCATCTACATTAGTACTTAATGCTGACTATAGTCCATTGAGCATCATACCCATCAGCTCGATTTCTTGGAAAGATGCAATTAAAATTTCATTCCTGGGTCATGCAAAGCCAATTGAATATTATGAAGATTGGCAGGTAAAGAGCCCTAGCATATGTTTGGATGTTCCATCCGTCATGGTATCAGAGACCTATATCAAAAAGAAACATGGTGTTCGATTCTCAAGATTTAATCTTTTGCTTCGCGATGGGTTTACCTGCCAGTATTGCAGCAAAAAGCTAGATTTGATAGATCTAACCGTGGATCATGTTGTTCCGCGTTCAAGAGGTGGCAAGACCAATTGGGAAAATATCGTCTGTGCTTGTTACGTCTGCAATACGATCAAGGGGCATAAAACACACATGAAACCAATTAAAAAACCAATCAAACCTGATTATTGGGAATTAATAGACAATGCTCGTAAATTGCCTGTAAAGGTTCCGAGCGAAACCTGGATCAAATATCTTGGCTGGGACGAGTCTTTAATAACCATCAGTAGCCCAAACAAGGACTAAATTGACTTATACAGCCATTTTATGGCAATATTTTAGAGACTATTAGGAGATACAAATGAGCAGCCTACCAATATCCGATTCCCAGCAGCCGCCTTCAATTTCAATTTCAGATTTACAAAATCTGCTGATTGTGATCGATCTAGCAACCACACGCGGAGCATTCCGCGGTCCTGAACTCAGCCAAGTTGGGCAGGTTTTCGACAAGTTAAACCAGTTTCTACAAAGCGTAGCACCAACTGCCGATCCTGCAACACAGCAGCCTACACCGCCGGCACCTGTTCCGCCTGCGCCACAGCCAGTTGTAGCAACCACGCAGCCTGTTATGCAAATGACACCTCCGTTTACTCCAAAGGTAGGTATCTAACATGAGCGATATGACAGGGATGATCAAGCATGTTGGCATGCTAAACAATACTGGAAAGAACGTGGTTGTTGTATACATGCAGTTGCCAGGCGATCCTAACCATGCATTGGTGGTAGATACGGATGCTTTGCCTGATAACTACAACGATAGCCTGCGTAGGGTGGTGGAAAGCACCGAAGGTCAGCAAAGCCAGAATTTGGCTGAGGTACTGGCTCGTCGTATGAGTCCAGATGGTAGCAATACCACGCTGTTGAACAAGTTCCATAGCGCAGGACGTTTGCAAAAGGTTCCAACCAGCTTGATAACAATGACTCCGCGCAAAGGTGTTCGTTGGCCTCTAACCGAAGTGCTGCAAGCAATGGAAGCCATTAAGGAAACAACACCGGATGGATTTGATGATCTTGATCCAGAAACCAGAGCAGCAGTGGCAGCTGATTTAAAAAAGTTCAATGTTCATGCAAATAACATACAGGGAGAAGCCACAGCCGATAGAAAGGACGAGGCTGTTGGTTTGATACGCCAAGCAGAATTGCTGGAGTCTGATGCGCAGAACATGCGCGAGCGCGCATATCGCATGGATCCAGGCCTACGTAAAGCGTCTAAATCCAAGCAGCCGACGCTTGCACCACTTGATGCTCTACCGGTTTTAACCGAAGAGATATCAGCAAAGTCCAAATCCAACAAGAAGGTAGCACGCTCTACACCGACACCTGTTACAGCTACTGATAAGCCTACAAAGGTTTCAAGGAAGTCAAAGGCAGCTTGATCATATGACCAACTACAGGCAAATTATACTTGACGAGATATCAGGAGAACGTGATCGTCAATACAATTTGCCTGGCAGCGAATACGATCAAAAGCACACCATAAACGACTGGATAGCTATTGCTAGCCAGTATCTTACTCGCGGGGCCGACCGCAAACACATTAAATCCGATTATCAAGAGCAACGACAGGCTTTGATAAAATCAGCAGCGGTTATAATTGCCGCACTAGAACATATGGATAGCAAGAAAAAAATGGGTCTTAAAGACCCATTTCTTTCCTGATTTCAGTGGCTGATATAGATTCTATTTCGTGGTCAAGATCGATTTTTTCAATTTTGTAACCAACATCGCGGCCATACACGATATTGGTAATGTTTGGCAATAAAATTATTTGATATTTTCCGACATAATCGACCAATTTTTCTTCAATTTTGGATTTTACAAATGCAAAATCAAACGGATTTTTGTGATCAAGACCTCCTGTATCTCGCACAGCTATAAGTACCTGATCGGCACGCTCTAACGCGGCCTTGAATAAGGCAAAATGTCCATCATGAAATGGTTGATATCTACCTAACATCAAAGCAGTTGGTTGTTTCGTATCCATATTGTCAATCTACTTTCTTTTTATGTATATCAATGGCGATCAATTCTGCATAGTAGTCAGCATCAAATTTACCTACGATATAATCTATTGTGTCTGAATTGGGAGTTTCGAATATTGCATTGGTATCGTCAAATCGGCCACTGTCTATGGTATTCATAAAAACTGTATAATCCGGGTCAAATGCGCGGCGGGTGTCAGACGTAGGGCATACAAAGTCTGCAACGGCTATGTAACCTGCCTTCGACACCTGTTGGCATAGCCACCCCATGCGCCTGGCTTGTTCAAGCCTATCTTGCATGCTGAATCCTAAATGCGTGTTTATGTTAGCACGTACCTCGTCCGCATTCCAGTGTACTGCGTTGAGTATCTTTACAAGACTACGTGCTAACGTAGTTTTTCCTGACCCGGGTAGACCCATTACCAATATTTTCATCTTGTCCTCATAATTCGGCCAAAAATGAAAAATGATTCACCAGTTCGCGTCTAGCACTTTCAGCTACTTCGCGATGTTCTTTTTGTGTACCAGCTTCGCAACGTAGGTCACAATAATGAATCCACGACCTTAAAGTGCCCGCCATATAAATCCTAGATCCGGTTAAGCCTTCGGGGAGAACCGCACGAGCCTGCTCTTTTGCAATGCCATTCTCAATGGCCCAGTTGTATGCACGCTTGGCAACGTTCAGGACCTCATCCTGTAAGCCGTTCCAACCATCCTTGAGATTTTCGTCGTTTGTATCGATGCTGTTTTGGCGGTTTTTCGTATCCTGTAAGCGTGCTTCTCTCAACGACCATCCCATATCCTTGGTTGGATCTGCATATCTCTGGCTAAACTCTTGGAAACTAAAACTACGATGACGTAGTATTTGGCGTGCAATGTCGCGCGTGGTATCAATCTGCATGGTAATGCTGACCATCTCAAACGGTGACCAGTGCTTGTTGCGTATCAGATATTTCAAAAGTTTTTCGGATGTTTGCAGATTCATCTGATTGCCGGGATTTGAAACCCTGGCAGTATAGGCAATGAAATCCTCCGCGGTATCTATGCCTTCGATTAGGGGTTTACTGATCGAAATAATTTTCGCACTGTTCATATGATAGCTCCATTAATATCTAATGATAGAGCTTGTCATGATGTCCAGTCAACTTAGTCCGCCAAAGGCTTTTTTCGAACACGGCGCCTCCGGGCGGCCACCATGGCCTCTACCATTTTAGCCGCATCTATTTCAATGTCTTCCATGAACTTATTGGTCCAGCGGTTTACATCTCGTTTGATTCGTGTAAAGTCTATGTTAAGTGAACAGCTAAAAATGTCGCTGTTTTCCATTCCAATTTCTTTTTGCCTGGCAACCATCTCTGTGAAATCTTCTGCGGATACTTTGAAACGCGATCCACTTTTTGTAACAATGATTGCATCTTTTATGTATTTTAATGGCGGTGGTTCTGATTCTAGTATCAGATCATCGAAAATCATATCCCACCCATCTTCGTTTGACTTGGACCTAGACATGATCATCACCTCTCTGGTTGTTACAAGAATATTTACCATTTATCCCTGAGCTTCTAGAAATGCAAAGATCATTATAGGCGTTGATACGTATCGTATGCCGCATAAAACATGGGTTTTTCATTTTAAAAATGAAGTATTATCAACAAGATAGATAGACAGAAGAAGTTATGCTACATCAGAGTATTTTGCTTGGAAAAGTTGTTTAAGCCAGCTAAAATCGTTTATGAATAGAATATTGTCCACTTGATTTTGGTACCAGGACTCTGCGTCTTGTGCTCCTAGCTTGCACCAATTGGCAAATTGAACTTCGCTTGTGGTGTTTTTCCATAAATCAAGACGTGCCACGGATTCCGTATCATTTGGATTGATATGAATATTATGCATTAATTTTATGCACTCTCTAAATGCACTTTTCCAGGATTCAAATGGGCTCGAGTTGAATATGGTGGTGGCCACGGTATGATTGATGATTTTAATTTGTCCCGCACTGGTGGTGTAGTCCAACCATGATCCTTGATATTCCAATACCTTGATTTTAGGCCATAACTTTACAGCACCGTACCCGTATTCAAGCCCGTTAACAGGATTGCGTGTGTACCAAATATGTATGAAATCGCGCTCATAAATGCTGGGAAAATAGTCAAATTGCCACACGTCGTCCACTATCGTATCGGCATCAACTGTCCAAAACATGTCGGTAGAAGATTGTTGGGCGCAGGCTCTATGTGCGTTATCTATACCTTTAATCCCATCTATACGCTTTGCATGTGGAAATCTGCTGTATAGTTTTGCCCAGTTTTCATCCGCATTTGGTTCATTGTAGGAAACGAAAAATATATCAAATTTTTCAACAAATGTAGCGTCGATCTCATCGCATATTTTAATCTTACCATAAAGGTAATCAAAATCCAAAACAGATCCGTAATATGTTTTTGCAAGATCACAAGGCCACAATTGCAAGCTCATTTCATATGGATTGATAGCCGCATGGCTACTAGGGTGACTAATCGGATACAAATGCAGATAGCCTGTGTCATAGTTTGCGACTTCTACAGAAAAATCCCACCTTTCACCAAAATCAACATGACCGGGAACGATCCAAAACATTTTTGTAAAACTATCCGAGGCACAGGATGAGTATGGATTGGTATAGGATTGAGTTTTGCGTGCGTGCGGATACCTATCCTTTAAGTTCTGCCATCCATCTTTGTTCTGTCCTATATAAAAAATATCATACATTTCTTGTGGCCATAAAATGTGCTATCTGTTCGTTTGGCATCCAAGGTCGTGGAGGATTCATATAGACACGTTTAAAAAATTGAGAATCTTCCGCGCGCATGATGGTGATATCAAGGCCAATCTTTGTCTTGATTTCTGAGCCAAGTCTGGTGCATCCATCATACGGATCGTCATTTTTTGTTTGATCCCATAGCTGCTGCATCTGGTCGTAATCGCTGATAATGGAATGGTCGTCATTTGTAAGCATGGCCAAGTGCGTTCCCATTCTAGCACCATACATGGCCCAGATTCCGTTTTCAACATCCTGACCTACGCTTGACCAAATACATAGACGGTTGATGTTGCCATACCATATTTTTTTATTGAATTCCTGCACTGATACCCTGGATCCGCGATCCAAACACATTTTAACACCTTCGCGGAAACCGCTGCGCCAAGCCTGTTGTGGGGTAGAATTTGGATGGCTAGTGCTGTAACATCCGTTGACCTCATGATACCGTGCATCCCAACAGAACTCAACTGATTTTCGCGGATCATCCGCATTCTCATGGCTTTTCATTTGCCTTACGAACTTTTTGCTCCACAATTTAAGGCCGCCGTTGCCATATACCAAACCATTTATGTGATTTCTGCCTGCCCAGGTCCAGGCATGGTCATCCTGATGGGCGGCGATATCCATCGTTAGATCCAAAAACTCAGGATATATTTCGTTGTCGCCGTCAACTGTTATAAAAAAATCAGTATCGCTTGCGTCAGCACAGGCCAGGTGTGCGTAATCAAATCCTTTTATTCCATGCACGCGCTTTATCCACGGGGCGATGTCTGCTGCTTTGGAATAAAGAAGTTCAGCGTTTGGCTCATCAAAGCTTAAAAAGACAAAATCAAAAGAATCTATTCTGTGCTGCACTTTGATTATCCTAGATAATAACTGTATGATGTTGCAGATTTGATCATTATCATAAGCTGCCCATCTTCGATTAATTTTGTCAAATCCCAAGTATTGATTAACCAGCTGGGATCATTTTTCATGGTCATGTAAAGCGTTGCGTTGCAGGTTAATCCGCCCTGGGTTATTTTTATTGCATCGATATCTATGTATATAGGTGACTGTGGTGGGTTGGTTGATAGATCACGAAAGTTTGACAATTGTATAGGGGCGTGTAATAAAGGTGGTTGAGCTTTTTTAGTTAGGCATAACGACTCTCCTACGGTCTCGATTTGCCAATCTTCAAACTTTTCCTTGCCATGCATGAAATCTTCCGCCAGTGAAAGATTGATTTCAACGGTTTCGCCGGATATTTCTTTCCACGATATGCGTTTTATTGCGCAGGTAGTTGGATCATATTTTATCCAAGCTTTTGTCATTTTTGCACCAACAATTCGTATGTCTTTATTATATCATCTGTTAGGAATTCTTTGACATGATAATGCAATGGGTATACCTGCCTATGGTTACCAATTTTCAATGAGCCATTTGGACTCATGTATGTAGTTAAATGGTCCAACCAATTGTCTGTTATCGTTGTTACGTTCCAGTTTTGTAGACGGCTTTTCATATGCGTAAAAGTTGGACAAATTTTTGGGACATAAGATGACTGATCCAGATCCATTATTTTCATTGCCAACGCAAATGCAACATCCGTGCTGAAATATTCTGGCCTTGTACTGGGCTCAAGCATTGTCTCAAAAAACTTTTCCCAGTTCCACGTTATGTATTTGGCAAGCTCAAAGAAATCAAACACCTCCTGGCTTTTTCTAAAATACATAAATGCTGTGTAGATGTTTGGCAGTTGATTCCCGGTGAAAACTTTACGGCAATAATCGCTTTTGATTAAGTCGCCGCGCCAATCCAGCACGGTATTGGCACAGATTACATGCTTGTCCTGTTGTGCTAGATTTTCCCACCATCTGCTTATGTCATTGAAGAAAAGCATATCGCAATCGAGCTTTATTGTTTCGTCGTATGGAGACATCCATGCTGTCTTCCATTCGTTTTCTAGTTTCCAATCCTTATCTGCTGCATTATCGCCCCAAGGGATTTCTATTATTTGATCAAAGGCCCATGCGTACCTAGCATCAACGGTTGTGCCAGGAGTAATGGCAATTGACAACCCGGAGATTGAAGTTTGGCTGTGTTTCAGGCTTAATGCGAGCCCATATGCAAGTTTTACATAATCAACGGTGTCCGTGTTTTGGGCAATTGTAAAAAACCCTTTGGTGTTATCAGCTGATGGCATAGTTGATTATCCTCGATGCCATGCGTCCTATGGCCCATTTATTCATAATGTGTATGTTGGTGTTGATTTTATGCAGCCTAAAATCTCCCTGTGCCGGCTCGCTTATAAAGACCGCGGTACCATTGTTAAACCAAATCAAATCATCATTTTCTGTAGCTACCATCATATGGCCGACTGGCAATGGTTTTATGATGTTGCACTCAACCTGGCCAGACAGCATGTGCAATGCAACACTCAGGGCATAATCGTTGCGGAAATATCCACTTGCTGGAAAATCATACAAATTCTGGTAATATTTGTAGTTGTTTTTGATGTGTTTCATGGTATCAAATATGCTGCGCGATATGTCATTCTTCTTAAAATAAAATACGGTAGCCCAATACATCGGTATGCCGAAATTGCCAATTCTTTTGCCAAATCCTCCAAGATCTTCAACATGGTTCAAATCAATCACTGTATTGTTGACCATGATATCCTCAGATGATCCCCATACTGCATCAAGCCTAGCATCTAGAACCAAATAATCAGCATCTATTAGTATTGTTTCGTCAAATGGGCTTAGATCAAAACTGTCTGAGCGATTGGTATTATAGTATGGGGCTGCTTTTTTTGAATACCTTGTGTCAAAAAAAGTCCTACCATCGACCTCTCGTTTGATGTCCGTTATTATAACATGATCAAATGCTCGATTGACCAAATCTAATCCATGCTGGCTAACCATCCAATTATAGGTATCATTTACTGTTACCAACGCAGTTGAGTTTATCTTTAGATTTTTTTTAATAAGCAATCCACAACATATGGCCATTTGCCCATAGTCAATTTCCGTATTATTATAGGCATGGATAAGATATCCGCAGCTCATTAAGCATCATCCCTAGATATCTCACCGAACTGGTCAGCCGTTGATCGGGCCTTTTTTAATTTTGCATATTCATTATGGTAATAATTGGTTGCAGTGAAATAACAATTTAGCAATTCGTTATGGAACTGTGGTAGATTGACGATTTCGGTAGGGTTACCGTTTTCATCTATTAAAACAACATAAGAGTGTCCCTTATCCATTATTAATTTGGTAAATGTAATGAGCTCGCGTGTAGCTTTAAACAGACCGCCGTTTACTGCCACGGTAATCATGGTATCAACTTTGATCTTGATGTTTGATTTTATGTTTAATAGATTCAAACGAAAGTTTGATGCATCTAATGCTTTTTGCAGGCGTTCGTCCATGGTAGATCTCCTACCATATTATTGTGGATCTTTAAGTATCTAAGCAATTATTATAATGGTGTGGTTGTGACATAGGTTGGAACTGTTATTGACAACACATCGGCTGCCAGTTGTTGAACCGTGCTGGTTAATGTGCCATCAACTGTGTCATAAGATGGCAGATTGGTGGCAAAAATTGCTTGCAGCCTGATTACCGTTCCGTTGCCGCCATTTAGACCTGCTATGTTTTCGGCCCTTGCCTGTAGGGTATAGCTGGCAGATGTATAGCCATACGCTGATCCATAGTGGGTAAAAATGGTTTGGAACGTGCCGGTTAATCCGTAGTAACCAATTGGATAGACAGTGCCACCTGTTCCTGTGTAGGTGGTGGCAGTTGATCCAAATTTGATGGTTCCCATTTGTGCAAGCATATCTGTAAATGCATAATCAATATGCGACCCTGTACCGCCGGTACGGCTTGCGGATACGTAGATATGTCCGCCGGTATTATAAAAATATCTCGCAAGATCTTCGCTTGAAAATGTTTGGGTAAATTGATGTGTGACTGAAACTGACCAAGGTGTTGTTAGCTGGCTTGTCAGTTCTGCGGATACCGCCATTTGAGTGATGTCATACAAAAGCCTGTTTGCATCCAACGTTGTAATCAATGTTGGTAGATCTGGACGGCTGCCCGTGCCATTTTCAGCCTGTATCACACTACCTGCTGAGGCATTTGGTGGTAAGGTTAACCCGCTGCCTGTCTGTATATTGATAACTGACATTGATGCATAAAGATAGTTCCATTGTGCAGCGGCAATAACGGATCCGGCCGTAACCGCTGGTAACACCGTGGATGTTTGGCCGTAACCTCTTGATCCGTAGCCAACGCCAACGAGTGCTGCTATAGCATTTGTTGCTGCGGTACTGCCTGGGTACGCTGTATTAGGTGCTTCTGCTCCACGGAATCCCATGTAGTCAGCCGCTGCTATAGGTTGGCCAACGGCATACGTCATATTAGTTCTTGCCTATCACTATTTCAATTGTATCAATGCCTGACGAATCTTTGTTCACAAGTGATCTTCCGAGTATTGCCAGTAAGCCAAAACTTGGCTCATATGCACAGGCACAGCCTTTAACCGAGCTAGCCATCAATCGCTGCCCTTTTTTCACAGGGCCAACCACACGACAAGGCACACGGCCGGTCATGGCAACCGCTGGATGTGTTGCATCATTACCTGCATCTGAATTCATCAAATATGCTGGGTTCGTTGAAACCACGCCAAATACATCATCCGTGCCTTGCAAGGTTGTTGCGGTTATCTCGGCCTCTCCGCCCAAACATACAACAGTACCCGGGACAAGCTCCTCATCAGCATGGTATCTTTCTGCAACGTCAGCATATAGCGCCGATGATGCCTGTCCTATAAAGTTCACCGCATACATGTTGGCAAATCTAAACGATGCACTGCCCATGTTGTAGAGATTATCAGCTACAGGCAGATTGTTTTTATTATTGGTGAAATCTATGGAGGAATTAGTGCCCGAATTAGCAACTGCTGTGCTAAAATTAAGACCTGGATAAATCGTGGTAAATCCGGGTACGGTAGTTGTAAATTGAGCATCCGCACTGAAAATAGCCAATAATACTCCACCTAATATGATTTCCCAAACGTCGTGATTGGTCGAAGAAGTATCAGTTATTCTTGCGGCCTGCAACGCACTTGCTGACGGAATTGACGGGTTTATTGGATCGGTATTGATTTGGCTGGCTAGAGGACCGACTATATCCCAATTGGTACCATCCCATACCTTTAATTGCAGATTTGTACTATCATACCAAAGTGCACCTTCTTGTGCACCTGCACCTGGCGGCGAAGGATAGATGACTGTATTCAGTACTATCCATGCCGTGCCATTATAGACTTTAAGCAGTTGTAGAGAAGGGTTATACCAAAGCTGTCCAATAACCGGTGCTTGAGGTGCACTGGTATTGGAGAAGTTCTGCATTATCCACAGCATATCTTGGTTGACGGATTCTCCGTAGTTAAGATATCCCCTGCCAGGCATGGCAATCGATGTTGAAGTGTCAAGTGCTCCGTCGGCTATGGTGGTAGCTAGCGTACCATTGTAGTTGAAAATATTAGTGGCCATTGGCGATACCCTTGTTTATGATGCTGTATTTATCCATATTTACACCGTCTGTATTCTGATGGTGTAGACAATCTCAATTTGCCTGTTAAGGCTTTTTTGAACAGGACTAAACACCACATGTGTCAGCAACAGTCCGTTTGCATCAGTACCAGTTGCTGCATCAGTTGCGTTGTAGGCTTTTAAGCCCAATTCGTTAAAGACATATGTTCCGGTTATGTTTGTGGTATTGTCAAATGCCTCCTGTCCGGCAGGCTGTCCCAGACCCAAGGTACATGTAACGATCACGTCGCTATAAGTGGTACCTGATACATGTGCGGTTGTCATGTAGTTTTGGCTAGGATTAGGGTTCAACGGACTTAAATCGTCCACACACTGGAAATATGTTTCATTGTATAACTGCGCCGATGTGCCAACCACGTTTGGTGGTAGATATGTTATGGTACCCGTACCGCTTACCGTTGCAGCCCCATTGCCAAAGCACATGTTCTGTATCCACCCATCGGGACGATTGGCAATGGTTTGTGCTAGAGATATAGAAAAGTTTTCGTAATTTATGCTATTTTTTTTAGAAACTAATAATAATGGATCATTAGGATTAGTGATATCTCTAATTTTTATATAGCCTTGTATGCGATTTTTTAATCCATCTTCAAACATTTTTAACCCTTCCGCCCTTGCCATTTCCATATTTAACGGTAATGAACCCACCATTAGAATTATATAATTTGCCAAAGGATAAACCGTTTTCTCTGCAATAAGACCTGAGCGACTTAGTTACTACAATTGTACCATCGGGATATGTTATATTCCATACCAATGCGTTATGATTTTTTGATCCAGACATGCCTTCGCGATGTTTTTGCCGTATTTTTCGAGAATTTTCAACGCCGTGTATATCTTCTAGTTTTTTACCTTTTTTAGCCTTGCTCATTTTTTCTTTTGTTTCAGGTGATTGTAATCTACCTGTTCTAGAATCTATCCATTTTTGTGAAACAATTTTCTTTTTTTTGTGCTTCATGCCTTTTTTTCCGCCGGCAGGAGCATAAATATCTGTCAAATTATAATAACTTTCATCGTGTTTCACATTGAATTTTTTTAAATATTCTGCTTCTATACACCTTAATTTTTTATTGTCAATTTCTTTAAACCACTCAATAGTTTCCTTAGTAAAATGATCATACCCGATACGATTTATATCAGATTTAAGATTTTTACTTGATCCAAGATACATTGTATTATCGTTTTGATCACTTCCTATATATTGATATGGCAATATTCCAAGATCTTTATTAAAATGATTAATAGTTATATAGATACTTGGCATATGCCACCCTCATAATTAATCGCATTCATCTTGTCAACCAACACCTCTCCCGAAGCTTTGTCGCGTATTAGAACATGCCCAGTAATTGATTTGCGTAAAAATTCATCCATGTGGTTTTTCTCATCATGCTCGCTGGTTAACTAGAATTTTGCCCGTGTCTAGATCTCGTATTTTAACGTTACCATAGATCATTATTCCTAGGTCTTCGTCTTTGGTCTTTTCAGACGTTTCTTTTGAAGGGGTATTTGCCATCATCTATTTATCCACCTGCAGGATGCTCTAAAAGGAATAATCCAAGGCTAGAATTGCTATATTGAAGTCCATTTGGAGTGGGTACCCACGAATAGCCATTTGGTATTTGCACCTTGCTCCCTGCGTCAATTACGTTTGACAATATCCTATGGCTTAGCATTGTGTCATAGCCAATTTGATTGAGCGCTATTATCTGAACATTGTTTACACCGGTTGGAGGAGCCTTTTTTATAAACTCCACGTAGTGTCCTGCAGGATGACCCCGAGGATTGGTTACGAATATATAATCCACGTTTTGTACCTGGAGTTGACTGTTGACAAACACCGTGGTGGAAATGGCCTGAGCTGCGCCCTCGGTTGCAAAGATAGTTGCAGATCCGTTGCCATTATAATACAGGGTATTATACAATGTCTGCGGAGCTCCGGATGTTCCAAGCCTGTTTCGGGCAATACCCGCTAGGTATGCACGATTTGGATATTCATTGGTTGGTGCGATTTGTACCTCCGTGAAGCTGATGAGTTCGTCGTTGATATAAACCAGTCCCGGGGATCCCAATTGCGGACTACTCAATGCTGTGGCATCCGCAACCAGTATGGTGGTGCTGTACGTGTAAACATTGCTCAACAGGAATGTCTGGCTGCTCTCTCCGAGAGCAGTTGACAATGTTGCATCCCAACCAGTGGTTGTACGCCATGCTATGGCAGGAGCATTCGGCAGTCCTGTCATGTAACTGATGACCACAGGAGTCGATGTTGTCCATCCAGTTTGATTTGGTATTATAACGGCTACACCTGCAGGTGAACTGACATCCCAGTAGTACGTATCCCAGCCTCCGGCACCCCATCCATCTTCGGCTGGTACGGTTTCCAATGTGTAATTGCGTTGAGGAACCTGCAACATGTTATTATACCAAACCTGTATCGTACCAAGATCGTAAGGATTGCTTGACAATTTATAAAATTCGCTGCTGTTTGCATTGAATTCATCGGAATGGAAATTATAGTCTATGTCCTGCGTATAAGTGGTAACTATAATCGTATCGCCATTAATTATCGAACCGTTTAGGAATGTGATGGTGTTGCCAGATATGGTGTAGTCTGTGTTAGATTTGATGCACACCAATGTGATAATGGCATTATCAATCGGTGGGGCTGCAAACAATAGTATGCCATTTGTGATGGTATAGTTTGAAGGTGACTGTAATGTGTCATCCAAATAAACCTGTAGCGACACTGCGGACGCAGTGTCCACATTTATGATAAAGCTAACACTGTACCCGTTGCCGGTCCAGCCCTGCATTATGGGAGGAGACATCAACAACCCATTCTTACGCACCAATGTGGACACATAAACAGGTTGGGTGCTGCCAGGTGCAACAATGTCATATGTCAACATACTTTGATTTGTTATGTCGATCACCGTTTCTTTTACAATTGAGAAGTTGTTGTTTGCAAATTTTGCAATAATGATTGTTGCTCCGTAGTCAGGCGCAGAATCCAATCTAACCCCGTTGGATAGCCATGTATACGGAACTATGATACCGTCAACATTGACCATGACACCGTTAACGGTGGGATTTACTCCGGGTATCACATAGTCAACCGTTACACCATCGCCAATGTAATTGTACAGATTAAAGTCGTCTGTCCATGCCAGATTGAACATGGCATTTTGACCGCGACCGCTGGTGGCAGATTGTGCAACCGGTTGCTCTGGCAATCGTGGATAAAGTCCTGCGTTGACCACACTGGTGCTTACGACGCTGTTTGATGCACCAACCTTGGTGACTTGCACAACTGCTGGTGGCACGTTTGGCGGATAGGCTATATCAGCCGACAAGGTTATCGTATCACCCACTGCATATCCGTTGCCGCCTGAAACCACATATGCATTGGACACTGAGCGGCCGCCGCCGCCAAATCCAATGCATGTTACATACAATATCTGCCCTGCTGTAGGTGTTGTAATAAACACCATTCTGTTTGTGTCATAGTTGATAACCACGTCTCCAGTCACACCTATCTTGAGAGGCGTTCCGTTCAAATATGCCATTACCGCTTGATCGCTCTGCGGTGTTATTACCAGATCGTATTGATCCGTCACTCCGTCGGTTAGATATGCTCGATTTGATACCAAAGGCCTGCCGCTGATTTCCACCGAATACGTGTCCATGGTCAAGCAATCTCTAGGCAACATAGGAAATAGCTCTTCCGGATGGTTGTCATCCACATAAGGTTGCACAAACTCATAACCATCGTAAATCGTGTCACTTGCATTAGAAGCAGCTTCGCCAAAGGTTGTACCAACGTAAAGAATATAAATGTTTGGTATTGCGCTGCTGGCAGGAGGAACAAGGAATTGTATATTGCTGCAATCCCAATCTATAACTATTGTTGCATTGGCACCGAACCCTGGATATGCCACGGGATATGCCGTGCTATACGGACCGGGGGTCACCACTGAGTACGATCCTTTGCCAAGTATCTTTACGGCGGTAATGCTGCTGTCGATTACCGCCGTAACCTGGAGCCTGACCGGTACAAGATTGCTGCCGCCAACTATGTTGATCTGATCGCCAACTGAGTATCCTGAACCTCCGTTTACCACATAAGCATTGGTGGCAAATGTCGGAACGTACCAATCTACTCCATAAAGCCTGAGGCTTCCGTCTGACCACACTACCAAGCTGTTTGGATTCTGTGCTCCACCTAATAATGGAAAGGAAACCGTTGTTCCGTTGCCGATTACTACATCATAGTTTGGTATTTGACCGCCTTGTATTATTTGATCAAGATATTGATTTACGATATCAGCGTTAGCATCCCAACCAAGCAAACCACCCCACGGACCGGCATCCCAGCCCGGATCGGCCTTGAATCCAAGATTGCCAATGGTCTGTCCTTTGTATACCACGCCTTGCATGAGGTTGCTTATGATGTTTGGTATCATACCAGGAGTTGGTGAATAACTCTCGTCTATTCTGCTCAGCGCACCGAAGTTTTGACCAATGCTTTCGCTTGGCCATTCAACTATCGGCCACGATCCGTCCCAGCCGGGTACCAGCGCCGGTGTGCTGATCCTGTCAAATACTATCTTGGTAGACAGATTTCGTATCAAGGAAGGATCGATATACTGCTGTTCATTTAGATATTGTGCTGGAACATAGTTGTTATACCATGCTTGGTATGTTTCATTGTATTCAAGCCCCTCTAAATTAGACGAGGTAACGCTGATATTTCCTGGAGATACAGCAACGTTTGGAGTGTTAGCCGTGAGATAGCTAAACGGTACATCAAAGTCTACAACTGCTACATTGCCAATATCGTTGGCGCTATAGCCATTTATGTATGCTTCTATTTGGGCATGATAAGGTTTCGCCTCGTTGATGTATCCTAGAATGCTTTCTGTGTTATCCACCGCAAGTATGGGAGTGTGCAGCAACTGCTGATTAAATCCGGTAAAGACCATGTTGCTGGTCTTGAATATCCAGTCAACTTGCAATTGCTCCGCAACGACGAAATTGGTCATTGCAAAGAATTGGGTGTTTAATTCTATTGAGTTTGGACCTGGGTATATTGCGTAGTATATGCCATCAATTATATTTGCAAACGCGGTTGACGCATTATCATCAAAACTTGGCGAAGGATTGAATATCAACGATGTTCCGGCACCATCAAATGGTGATCCGTCAAAACCGCCGGTGGTTTCCGCCCATCGATATACCGTAGGCAGTACCTGCACGCTACCATTTTGTTGTGCTACCAGTGTCCAGACCCCGCCTAGATATGCATACCACTGCCAGTTACCGTCGCCGCCGTTGGCCACCTTCACCAATTGGCCAGCATATGGTGCGGATATTGCATCAAGGTCGCTTATGGTGGCAACCGTTTGTGTTGGAGCATTGCTGTTTCTGTAGCCTGATGCATACCAGTCTACGTATTGCCAGTAATCTGCCGTATTGTAGGCCTGTATTTGCGTAAGCGTCCATTCCTCGTCACCAAATGGTGTGTATTGCCAAATGGTCCAGAGATTCTGTGTTTGACCATTGGCATCCACCAATATCAGCTGTCCATCCAAAATTGCCCCTATAAGTCCATCGCGTTGTGCTATATTAGACACCTGGTAATCCCAAACCGTGATGGTCTCTGACGCTGTTGTTTGAACTGAACTGTTGCTTAATGTAAATGTCGCCCCGCCTTGTTTTTGGCTAACGGTAAACGTGGTTTGGCTCAGTATTTTTGACACATAATAGGTTGTACCTGTTGTTAATCCTCCGAGTGACTCGGCAAATACGATCGGCTGTTGCACCGCCATTCCTAATGTGCTGGTTACAATTACGCTGTGAGGTGCAAGCGTACCTGATACCGTTAGATCAACTATGTTGTATTGATCCGGCAGCGGTTCGGCTGCATTGAAATAATTCAACCAACCAGATTTGGTTGGATCATACACAAGAGGAGTTGTGCTTGTGGCAACCAAGTTATTAAAGGTGTCTACAAACAGTTGGCTGGCTGCTTCTCTATCCACAAACCATGTTTGACGAGGACGTATGAGGGTACCATATTTGTTAGAGTCATTTAGCCTATAATAGGGAACATCATTTCCTAACCCATCAAATGTTACCAAACTTGCTTTGAGCTTGGACCAAACGGTGGTGTTTATTGGGCTTGTTGGATCCCCCTCCCTTATAAGTTCCCACTGGCTATAGATGTTGGCATTGTTAACCATGGATGTGTAGTTGATTCGCTGTGCAACATTTTTACCATTTAGCAAGGATTGGGCGTTGCCCAGCAGCACACTGTTGCTGCTGATGGCCGCATACCAAGGAAGACCTGTTTGCGACGGTGTGGTAATAAATGTTGCAATGGTTGCTGTGCTTAGCTTACGCCATGCACCTGCAGGCGGCATACCGCTGTTTCCAACCCAGAAATAGTACCAAGTTGTTGGCGTATTTTGTGAACTGTATTCAGTTATTTGTGACCAATTGTACGGATACAATACAACGCCCGATGGTACGATCTGGTTATTGCCTATGGTGATTACGGTAGCATTGGCCACTGCGCTTTCCCATTCTGTCGGTGGAATGCTGCTTTTCACCCATTCATATATCACAACTTCTGTACCGGGTGCTATTTGCCCCCATGTACGTAAACGGTATGACTCATCACCTTGCTCGTAATCTATGTAGCGAACTTGTGAGAGATCCCACCATACCTGTCCTACCTGTGCGCTGTTCCAAGCGAGAGTGGGATTTACTGCAAAGCCCGTGGTGTTCCCGCTGTTATAAACTGCTGGATCAAAATCAGTCGTATAATTTATTTCTTGCTGGGCATTGCCAGGTATCTTTCCTTTGGCTGGATCCCAGTAATTGAGATTGGCCAGATTCCTTCCTGAGCTAAGGTTATAAATTTCGCTGGACTGTATGAGATCAGGGTTTACCTGAAGTGCTTGTTGCCTGTACGCAACAAATTTATCATTTATATATTTGTATACTGTCCAGGCATTTGATATAATACCTCCTTGGTCTACATATACGAGATTTCCATTCATGTATCCGCCAGGAGGAGGACTGGTATCCCTATCAAATATCGTGGCAAATCTCATGGGTCTATACACCCATATACTTCCTCCTGTGCCCTGTGTAAATGTGCTGAGAGGAATATTAAACGTGTTGCTGGTCACACCGTTTATGATATAGGTGTCGTTTATCTCTGGCACACCTGATACGTTGGCAACGACACATATATCTCCGTTTAGCAGTCCATGCGGGCCATTGGTAACAATGGTTGTTGGTTCACCAAACGACGCGCTTTGTATTGTATAGCTAACCTGGCTAATTGCAGGTGCATATATCCATACCATCCACGATCCGTTGCCAGTTATGAACTGCCAAACAGTATCGTAACCATTTATTGGTTGCGATGTGGTGCTTTGTTTTAGATACAGCGTCAGCAAACTGTCCGTATCAACCACATACCAATTGGTTTCGCCCAGCTGCACATAACCTGCTGTCGGGATATCAGTGTCTGGGTTTGGTAGATATGTTTGTCTTAGTCCAAAGATATTCGTAGAATAGTTAGCCGGAGGTGTTATCAATAGAGGATCGTTTGGTACGATATCGAAAACGTTTGCATATTGATTATTGCTTGTGGCGCTGAAAAACCGTATCCATTGAGGGTCATGGTTTATGCCACCTTGCGGAAGGATATACTCCATTTCAACATTTAAGGCCGTTGCACCGTATGCGGCAATCCTTATCATCCACTCGTCGTAATAGTTAAATGTGCTACCTGTTGGTATTACGGTCGAGCTGCGCAGCAAAGCGTTTATGGACGCTAATGTGCCCTTCTGCCTAATGAATCCTTGATAAAACTGGAACTCAACTGACTCATCTAACAACAGGTTCTGCAGATAAGCACGCGGTTGGTAAGCGATCAGATGCTTTGACAAATTTGAAATATTCTGATCGTCTATGGCTCCAAGGGTTGTGGTGGATGTTATCGTATTGGTACCACCATAGGTTAAAACCTCATAATTTTTTGGTTCGTCGATGTTGAAATAACGTGTAAAATCGCTGGCAGTTTTTTCGAAGTTGTTGGTCATTGTCCATGTGTTTGACACAAAAGTTTGACCATTTACGGTTGTATTGTTTTGAATGACAATATACCCAGGCGCATCGATGGTGCCATCCCATCCGTTGGCCCTATAGGTATAGAGCTTGATTCTCTGCTGCTGTAAATTATACAGTGGATCATATATCACATCGCCAAAATCAGTAAGGTTGCTGAAGAACACCGCGTGTTCCATGGTATTTGTAAACAACCTAAGTCCGTAGACACCTTGGCTGTTGTTTGGTTGCACGGTTATGCTACCATTGTCTCGTAACACGTTAATGTTTTGTGGTTGTATGGGATTTCCATTTTGATCCAGTACTGGATATGTACCTGATACTATGCCATTAACATACTGTATCATCCCCACCGGTTGGTAAAATTCAACCGAAGTTGACACAGGACTGAGTGCGATTACCGTACCGTTATTCCACGATCCTTGCGACCAAAGCAGGAATTCCTTGGCGCTTTGGGTCCAATCCATTATCGTTCCGACAGTGGTGTTGTACTGATCAAATACCCATCCTTGGGATGTTAACCAGCGTCCGTAACTTATCAGGAAATCATAAACTTGCTGGTATGACTTCATCACCGTGTTATACGGTACCGTCTGTGTCACTCCATCCTGTCCTGAGAGATATTCTGTTACTTTCTGATTCCCAACAACCACGGTATTTCGTGCTCCAGACGTATTGCTGGGAATTATTGTAAAATATGGATTCAAGGCATCATAGCCATACACTGACCATCCGCCGGTAACCTGCTGTACCACAACACCGCTATAGAAATATGTTCCCGTACTGGTACTGCGATATAGATATACGGAGATATTTTCGTTAGGTATGATTTGGCTATTGAAACCTAGCTGCCCAAAACTATCAACCACACCTCTCAAATTGGTGGAGTTTACATAGCCTGCCATCCTATGCGCAAGTTGCACATTGGCTCCGCGAATCAGCGTGCCGATATAATTTGTTACCGATAGACCTTGGAAAACCACATACTCGGTTATCCAGACCTGAAACCCTGCACTGGCAAAATAATCCAAGCTTGATTCGTTAGGAACATATGTTCCTGTTACCAAGGCGGAAGGATCTTCTCTGTTGATATAAAATTGATTGCTTGCCCGTCGGGTATTGGTGTCGGTATAAATCCACTGGGATTCATTTGTGTTCGAATACACCTCTTCGGTCCGCAGGCTATCCCATGTATATTCAATAAATGCAGCAGGTTTCATCAGATAACCTGTCATGGCTTGAACAAACGGATAAAATTGAGAGTGTATCCAGGCAGATTCGACAGGTCCGCCATCCCCAAACACCCAAGGTTCTTGGGCTGCAAATGTTGTTGGAATCGACGCGGCACATCCTGCTTGTACCGGGGGCAGCAGATTGCCCTGATCATCTACAGGGATGCAGCTCAACAGGCCGGGTCTGGCCCATGCAGCGTATTGTCCTGCCCTGTCTCCCTGCCGTATTATGCCATTGCTTAGGTCGCTCCACATGGCTGTATTACCGCGTGTGTAAGGTGCTGCACCATACTGTGTTGTCCACCACGATGGCTGTTGTGAAAAGCCCAGCATTTCCCATGGGCATAGGTGCGGCCTATCTGTATCATAAAACCAACGATAAATGCCCTGATAATATCCTGGTATGGGATTTCCTTGAGGATCATTTACGGAACTATAATTCCAGGTAAAAGGATCCTGGGGATCATATGTTGTATTGGCAGTGTAGTTGATCTGATTGTTTATCACCCACTTATCAAACGAACCTCTTTGTAATTGCAGATATTCTGCAACACTATAATCTGAACTTCTCCATTTTCCAGGTGAATAAATGGTCACATCAAAAACCAGCGATGCTTCCGGATTGCTGTATGCCGGAGGCAGATTGTTGAACATGTTCAGCTCAAACTGCAACCATGCAGCAGCTACCGGATTGGTTAGCTGCTCAGGATTGGTTGTCATTGTTTGATCGTGTAATATCGTGCCCAGCTGTGCACCTTGGCTATCCACCATCACGATCCGGGCGCCGTCATGAGTTTGTATTGTCAGCTGCGGTACGGAATATGACGTGTCAAAATACACCACTGGCTGGAAGGCAGATGTGATGCCCAACCGTGTTGCAGTTGCAGGAATGTATAATGGATTGGCCGCTTGTATTAAACCATACGCTCCGGGCACACCGCCGTAGCCTGTATTAGCCCATGGTGATGCCGGAGTCTTACCAATGTTTATTTGATTTAATGCGGTGGACAACCATAGATTGGTATTATAGGGATCGCAAACGGCTGGATCGCTGCTGGCCGAAAATCCTTGTTTTGAGGATATAGCAAAAAGTGCGTTAAGCAACCGGTTGTAAAACCGAGTGTAGCTATTTTCAGCATATTGCATGGCCTGCATTGGGTCAGTAGGAGATGTGGTTAGATTTATGGTGGCCAACGGAACAGAATTCAGTAGACCTAGTTTTAACATAGGAGCACGATGCTGCAAAATGCTAAGGCCAAGGCCGCGTTGTTGTGCAGTATCTCGGTAGTTGTTAGAGCCGAGTGCAGGACCAATGATGCCCGTTTGATTTTCAATTATTTCCTGGAATTGCTGTAAGAACTGGCTTCGGCTTACCGAAGTAACGGGAAGATTATTTGGGTTCGCACTGAGATTGAGCGGGATCTGATAATAGCCGGTAATCGCAGCAGGAGCTACTGGATTCCACGATGCTATTTCAATCACGCTTCCGGCGGCTGCAGGAGTTGTAAGGGTCACGACGTTATTTGTGACGGTATAGTCAACCCCGTTTACCAAAAGAGTTTCGGTTTGATTTAAATTAACATAAACAAAGATCGTCGGCAATGTGTTGGCAGTTGGCGTAGCTGGTACCTGATCAATGGTAAATGTATCCGTGGCAGAGGTTAAAACAAATTCATTAATGATATACTGACGAGATAGCTGCGGCGCTGAATACCATGAATTTATGTAATCAGCCGAAGACCCTATGCCAACCTGTGCAAACAAGTATCCGTAATATGGTATCCTAGCCGAATTGTTAACATAGGTTACGGTATCCGTTGCCAGATTGTTGTTAAAAATCCAATCGCCGAATTGATCCAATTCCAATGATTGACCTATGTAGGGGTCTACTGGCTGGGAGGGGTCGGTGGCGTAGGAAAACACCTGGCTACCCATGAAGCTGCTGCTGGGATAGATGCTTGGGTCGCTCATGGAGTTACCATTTACATCATACAGCTGGAACAGCGGAGGTATCAGACCTATTTGCTGCTGACCGTTGGTGGACCAAGCTCCGTTGTTGTAATATATATTATAACCTTGCAAGCTGCCAAACTGTACGCTGGCACGGTCACCTTGTGCCGGTTCTCCGTCAGGCAGCTGACAACCAAATGTGTCAATTATAAGATTAAGCGCACCCTCAGACTGTCCGGTCACTATGAGTATTTTGCCAGCTATTTCAGGGTTGTTATCTGCCAGACCTAGTATGCGCATACCATCCTGTAACGGGATTCCTTGTATTTGCCAGGAAGGTTTGCCAACTATGGATCCTAGGAGATTGGTATTGGTAGTGTCAACTATGCTGATTATGCCGCGGTTGTTAGTTCCGTAATTCCATAGTTCGATGTTGACGTCGAACTGTAATATTGGACGCATTGCCTGCTGGGTAAACAGATCGCTCACAAATGATTTAGATATGTTAATGACATCAATATGGAACCATCTGTTACCAGCGCTCCATTGATTTCCATCCTTGCTGCCACGAGCAATCGTTATGTATAATTGCTGAGAGATAGGAGTCCCGCTCCATCCGTAGAGGTCCCAGCCGCCTAGATCCCAGTCCGTGGAAGAAGTATCGGTAAAGTTGATCAGTTGTATTGATCGACCTACTCCACCTATCACCAGCTGCTGGCCATTTAGTGTGAGTGTTACGTCATTGGTTGGTATGATTTTGAGCCCCGTGGTAAACAAAAGCGGAGCATCGGACGTGAACGTCTCTGTTGTGTTGTTTGATGTGTAGAGTACGGACCCAACATATGAATACTGTGTCTGTCCAACAGCTTGGTTTTCCAAATCGGTGGTGTTGTATAAAACAATGGCATCCGGACCGTTAGGAAGCCAATAGTAGTTTGTATAGTTTACAAACATGTCTAGATCGATTGGCGGACTCCAGCTGTAATATTCCTGGCTGAATAACCTGTTATGATTGTTGGTGATACCGCCTTGGAAAGCCAGCTGGCCAATAAGATCACTATAAAACATACCGTTGGTCAGCTCCGGTTGCTGGTATGGCGAGCTTACGATCGTAGGATCTAGCTGGTAATTTTTACGATTGGCATCTGGTTCTGGAATGTAGAAATCAGTTGTTGAATTATACCACGGTGGTATGTTTCCCACGTACCCATCAAGAAACTCCACGCTCTCGGGTTGGAATAAGTGATTTACGGTGGCATTAAACACCTTGCGTAAGGAATCCGTTTGGAAATATCCAGGCAACAGATCTATTGGGGTGCGTTTTATATATGAAGTATTTTCGTTGTTAGCCATTGCTTATCCCTAATACCGAGTCCGTGAGGCTTTGTACTATCTGTACGTTGTTTACGGTTGCGCAACTGATTGGTATTTGATCAGGTGTGCATTCAATCTCAAATAGATTTCCAAATACTGCTTGTGCGCTAATCGGAACCATAACTATTGAGCCGACTATGGTTGCCAACTGTTGATGTATGTATCCTGCCATTTCCGTAAAGAAAAAGCTATCGCCAAAATCCCAGTTTGACAAAGCGAAGTATTGATTGATGGTTTGTATAACCAAGCTTTGTATTTGATTGTTGGTATATGTCGTGCCTGGTACCGGAACTACCAAAAAGTTGGCTTGTAGCTCAGGCGCCGCCTGCGGACCAAACAATAGCAGATAGCTAACAGGGTGCCATATCATTTGGTCCGTCATCATTGCATATTGATCCAAATTACTGAATGTTGCGGCTAGCTGTGCGCTGGTCTCAGGAAGTGGTAAAGTTGCTATCGTACCGTTGGTGGCTATCCAATTACGTAGGTTGGTATTGTAGGCTGAGGTAAGAACATACATATCGATTACATTGGTAACAGCAGGATTGATTCGTTGATCGGTGGGGGCATAGTGTACCCAGGTAAAGGATAAATTGTTTCTACCAATACGAACCTTGTAGCTTGATGTTACATCGACCAGGCTTCCTATTATTTCAGGTGAAATGCTTTGATATTGATACATCATGGCTTGGTTTATTACATAAACAATCTTTCCTGGGGTCCAGTACGGGTTTATGATGACCTGTCCTGATACCACTGCGGTAATGGATGGCACAAGGCTTACATCCTGGAATATTTGCGATGCAGGAAGTTCAATTGGTTGCCAATATTGATAACCGTCAGACGAGGTTAGGCTAACCCAAAACAGGAGATGTTGCTTGTCAACACTTGGATTAACAACCGCATTATATTCGTCTGGGTTGTTTGGAATGCCATAATTATTGCTCTGCCACATGGTAACATATACGGCAGTTGGATTGGTATATCCGTCCGGATCAATTTGCTGGCCTATTATCTGCCATAGATAATCTTGCCCTAGAGATGTAGATGGATAAAATGCAACGATCACATTTGAGCCCGACGATACGATTGCTTTGTTGACCGTAATTGCCGTACCAACTACACGTATGACATTTGTACCAGCAGCGATGCCAGCCCCGATTACGATTTGTCCGGGAAATATGCCGGCCGGGTCATTAACTAATATGGTGAAGCTACCTGATGTGATTGATGGTGCAGTTGTTTGCACAACGGATGTGTGCGAATTCGTGTTGGTGCTGAGTATGTTGATATAATCATATTCGGCAGATCCTGTGTTGGGATTGTATGATTTTTCAAAATTATTGAAATAAAACTGATTTTGGTTGGCACTTTCAAAAATATACCGCAACGCCCGGCTGTTAACCGTCCATCCGGCACCGTTCCACGTTACCAACAACAGCCAGCTGTTATCTTTGTTGGTGTTTGACATATCGCCAGCATACGCTGTACTAAAAGTGTTTGCAGGATTTAGGTCCGCGGTTGGAATTACCGCCCAGTAATCTAGGGTACCGGATTGATTTTTAACTCCCTGTGCTGCATACCTGATTCCAAATGTTGTACGTGCTGCCATTGCGGCCGCAATGGCAGCAATGGTTGAGGTCGTGAACGTTGTGTTAAATGCAGGTATGATCTGCACCGGAGTATCCGTCACAGCCAGTGGCAAGCTCAATGTAACTGCGCCAGGGCCTGCGTTCACACCAGAAACAAGACCGTTCAAGCTTCCGGTAAGATTAATGCCAGTACCGTCGCCTACGATGCCAACCACCGAAACAACCGTTCCACTGGCAAATTTAATTATGGATCCTTGGCTTATATATTCTAAAAAGCTGTTTCCTGGAGCATAATTACCGACTTGTACCGCAGTTGATCCAATGTAAAATGCACCCGTGCAACTTTTTGTTGAACTGGTAATGGTATTCCATGCATACCCTGATGGAACGGAAACCCTAGGATAGTTGTAGTAATAGAAATCCTCTAGTTCGGTAGCAGCCAGCTGCTGACCCAAGCTACCATTTACCAATGGTTGTATTTGTGTGTTGACGATTACAGTAAGATTTATACCTGGTGTGTTTTGTATCAACGCGGTGCTGAGGTCATTTTCACTGTAGAAAATTCCGTCCGTGCACACCACATTTAGGCTATTGTAGCTACCTGTTGGATCGTTTATATCCAAATATCGACTTTGCCCACTGTAATAACGATTAACAGCCTTGACCTTTAGCGCTGCCGCATTGCTTAATGGAAAAAGATTGTAATCCTCACCATTGACCATCCTGTCCTGGGTGTAATAGGTTTGTGGAGCATTTAGGGCGATTTGGTTGTTGGTTTCACCTGCTTGTGCATTGGTTACCGTGTATTGTAGATTGGTAGTAAAGGCTACGTTCCAAATGTTGTTGAGATTGTCGGCATAGCTAAAAGCAAAAGTTTGATTGGTAATGTCCGCAGGCGTGATTTGATATGTAAGGTCGTTGCTTACCCTGTACCAAACACGAATAACACCAAGCGGAACATTACCAAAAGTGCCATCGGCAAATCTAATGCTTATCTGGTCGTTGCCTGCAACATTCCGGCTGATCACAGCAAAAATGTCACGTACATTATTTGCAAGGCTGTTATAGATGATGTTGAAACCTACAACGGCAGGCACCTGCGTCCACTGTGTGGTTACCAGCCCGGTGCTGCTGATGTTTTGCACCCAAACATCCGTTTGATTTACGTTATCTGCATTTACATCTATTATACGGTTTGCTATTGGTTGATCGCACTGGTAGTCCTGGTATTGCATGGTTCCTTGCTTGAAGTAAAAGAAGAATCCTGTGTTTGGACTTGCAAAGCCATTGCCATCGTTTTGATAGATTATGTTCCAGCTGTTTAATGGGTTGGGATTTACCTCATAAAAACTTCCTGCATTCAATAGATTGTATGACGTACCATTGTTGAAACCGGCGTTAACAAGCTCAAAGTTTAGGCTGTTGCCGCTCACGTTTGCCGTGAATGGAATAACGCTTGTCGGTATGCTGGTGTTGTTCATCTCATATAATTGTGTGTTTATTCCGTTTACAGTGCCAGACTGGGCTGGATTACCAAATGTATTTGTGCTATTGAGTGTAGCATTTAACACAATTATGAATTGTTCATACCAATTTGGATTGTTTAAATCATTCCAGTTGATTTGTACGTTTTGTAAGCTGTTACCATCAGGATCTACCACGGGCTGATCGGTTATTATGCTGGTAATTTGCAGTAGCCCACTGGCCGGGATGCTACGCTGTGGCTGATAGCTAAGCATACGTGCCAAGCGGAAGATGCTGTCACGACGGGTGGCAGTTTCGATAAAGTTTTCTCTTGTGTTAAGGTCCATCCTGAACGCAATGCTTTGGCCAAGATATGCCAGTAGATCTATAAGCGCAACAAACTCTGAACTTTCAATCCAATCGTTGAAATCTTCCGGATAGTTAAGCCGGATATAGTTAATCATTGCAGTACGAATCGTGGGGAAATCGTACGCATTGAAGTTTACCTGTGTAAAGGCTGTGTATATTACCTGCCAATCTTGCGCGGCAAATAATTGGCTCTGTCTGACTTGTTGCGTGGTGGCCATACGTTATTCCCTGTTTAACCCAATGCGGCGCTTCTGTTATCAAAATCTATCTGAAATGTACCAATTGCATTCCATGGAACATAGTAAAGTTGCATTTGAATGCGCACACCAAATTGCTGCTGTTGTACATTGATAGACTGCAACTGAACCCTAGGATCATTGTTTATTACCTGTTGGGCTTCGTAGACGATCAAATCCCTAACCTGATCAATGGGCTCAAACAGGTAATCCCAACCACCAAATCCATAGCCAGGCATCATCAATCTTTCGTTCTTCTTGGTGTAAAAAACATTAAGAAGATCCTGGTTTACAAGATTGATATCGGCCAGCTGCACGCTGCCAAACGTATTGACCGTGGTATATCCAACAAATAATTTTTTGCTAGTTAAGGTTGCCATGTAGGTATTTATGCGAGCTAAACCTGGTATTTTACGTCAATTGGCATTGCATTCAAATTGATAAGCATTATACTACATTGCAGTTCGCAAAGAAAAGACAAAAAGGATTAACTATGACCAGCTCACCAACGGTACAAGATGTGGTATATCAATACTTAAATGATACGCTAGAAAATGTGATACCTGAACCGCATCTTTTATGGGTCGACGATTTGGGCTTTGATAGTCTCGATACAATTGAAATGACTATCTATATCGAAGAACAGCTGGACATTAGGATTGACGATGACAGCATGGTATTAAAGGCCAATACCGTTGGCGAGTTGATAACAGCCATTAAGAACGCCTACAACCTTGATTAATGAATCAGAGATAATAGAAGAATTAGCCAAAACCATTTATGGCGATTCTTATACCCAGTATGGGACTTGCAGTGCCGAGCATTGGAAAAAAACCAGCGAAACACAGCGAGAAATGTACAGGAGCCAGGCGCGTGCAGCTCTTGACTTGTTGAAATCTCGCAATCTTCTTAGGGTATTTTAAATTGGTTGACGTTTGCTGTTGATGTGTTAGTATCACGTATACATGAAACAGGAGCAGCAAATGGAAAACTGGCACGTAGATCCTTTTGCAACCACGACGGCCGAAGCACTGATTTGCAGCTTAGCAGGTGTTTGCAATGGTGCAAGCACCTGGGATGGCAGCGGGTTTAGCAAGCTTGATGCCAGCTTTGGGCATAGTTTGGCCGACAAAGCCGCAAACTCCAGACCTTGGACCACAAAACAAGCGCTGGCTGCATTGAAACTGGTGAGAAAATATCGTAAGCAGCTAGGCGGTGACGATTTCATCAATAAGTGGCTTGAAACTCCGGTTTTCAAGATGACCCCTGCGGATCAGGCTTTTACCAAAGCTACCGACCACCCAAACTCCCGAAAACTTTATAGCCAAGATCAGAATGCAATCTTTACCTTTGTATATGATGCAGATCTTGTATCGGCTATCAAAACCACGCTAAAAGGAGAACATAAATCCAAACGGTTCTGGGCCAGCTGGGATCCAACCGCCAAGTCGTGGTCCGTACCTGTAAACGAAACCAGCATTTGGAATATCATGGAGTTGGCGGAACGCTTTGATTTCGAAATTGAGCCGCGATTTGTCGACTACTTTGATAAAGTAAAAGAAAAGACCGCCGAGAGCCGCACCATGCTGGCCGTAAATGACGGTCGGCATATTGTGCTGGTGGACGATACGATCATGATCTCTGTTAATAATGCAGCCATCCTTGAGGAATTTGAAAATGAACTGGGAATCAGTTGAGACCGACACAGACTTCAAACTAATGCTCGCCAAAGAATTTATTGAATCAGATATTGTCCATGGACAATGGTTTGATGACGGCCGGCGTTGGTGCTGTATATGCCAGACCACACGATTCATGTGCGAGCCGGTCGCCGGGGATGTTTGGGCTGATAAAACATGCCCAGAATGCACGGGCCTATGGCCGGAATTCGTGGAAATGGTGATAAACAATTTGATTGATGATGATGAATTTGATTCTACAATGACCCATGTCACATTGAATTGAAAGATACAAATTGCTAAATACCTGCATGTCAAATGTATGGATATTGAGCAAAAAAACCATAGAAGAGTATGAAAACCAACGATTGGTTGACTCCTTTATCCAGCAAGGAATAGATCCTTTACTGGTGCATCCTGACATGCTGGATTTAATTGTTAACAAGCGGGATTTGGCAAATATATGGTTTGTAAATGAAGCGGCTAATTTACCAGATGCTGTTTTGGTTAGAACCGGCAGTGGTTCTAACTATTTTGCTCTTGCTGCTATGCGACAGCTGGAAAATTTAGGTATACCTGTTATTAACAGCAGCGTCAGCATAAATCGTGTCAAAGACAAGCTTGAAACCAGCCAATTACTGGCCAAACACGGCATACCAATACCCAAAACCATGTTGGTAAGGTGGCCCATTAATGAGCAGCTGGTTGATAACGAAATTGGTTGGCCGTGTGTGGTTAAGGTGATCACCGGCAGCCATGGCAAGGGTGTATATCTGTGTAAGGATCGCAGCAGCTTTGCCGAGCTAATGGAACTGATCAATAGTCTCAGCACCAACAAAAGCCTTATAATACAGGAATATATCGGACACAAGGTTGGAACTGATTTACGGGTTTGGGTAGTTGGCGGTAAGGTAATTGGTGCCATGCAGAGAACATCTGCCAACGATTTCAGGGCAAATATATCAAATGGCGGAACAGGTGAACCTTATGATATCACACCTGAAATTGAATTCATTGCCAGGGAAACAGCACGCATATTGGATCTTGACATAGCGGGGGTTGATTTGCTTTTTGACACCGATGGATTCAAGGTATGTGAGGCCAACAGCGCACCAGGTTTTGCGGGCTTTGAAAAATACTGCAATCAAGACATGGCCAATGCGATAGTTGATTATATTCGATTCCGCATTTCGTAAAAATTTGGTTGACGTTGCGCTTGTTTATGCTATTATGCGTTGGTAAACGAGGAGCATATCATGTTGTCAGTTCCTGCAACCGTGGAAAACGCCCGAAAGATCAAACGCTTGGCTGTCAAACATGGTCTCAACATTGATGCTGGTATTGCGGACATACTTGACAGCATTACTCGGGTAACAACCATTCCCGGGTTTGCCTTTACCCTCAAGGACTTCCAGAGCGAGGGTGTCGCCTGGCTTGAAAAGCAGGACGGTTGCGGTTTGCTGGCAGATGAACCTGGCACCGGTAAAACCGTGCAGGTAATGGCCTATATCCACAAATGCAACATGATTCCGGCCCTTATTGTGGTGCCAAATACCCTAAAACTAAACTGGCGAAATGAAATCATTGCCATGACTGGGCAACGATATCAGATCAATATCGTTGGTAAAAATTACAGCAAACGCCAGATCTCCAAACGGGCCATTCGCAATCCCAATGTGATTTACAGCAAAAATCCAACGCCTGGGTGTGATATCTACATCGTAAACTATGATGTCCTGGGCGCAAATTGCGAAGAAATTGAATCACTTAATATTAAGTTTATGGCCGTGGACGAAAGCCATAAGATCAAAAATCCGGAGGCCAAACGTACGCAGGCCATGCAGCGACTGGCAGTAGGAGCCTACGATGTTAAACTTAAAGGTGGTAAGAGAGAGCGCAAAACATTTGGAAGAGGCATTGGCCGTGTTGTCCTCATGAGCGGCACACCTCTGGTAAATCGCCCCAAGGAACTTTGGACATCTGTGCAGACCGTGGCTCCTTGGGTACCTGAATTCAGTACCTGGATGCGATTTGGCTTCCGTTATTGCAACCCACGTAAAACATTTGCTGGTTGGGATTTCTCGGGTGCTAGCAATACAAGTGAACTGAACGCATTGTTGAACAAGCACGCCATGTTGCGTCGTATCAAGGCAGACGTGCTAAAGGATCTGCCTCCCAAGGTATATCGGACGTTGCCCTTGGAATTTGATCGTCGCGAATACGACAAGGTTGAAGCTGCGTTCAATGGTGTGAACTGGCAGGCCGGTATGGAGGCCATCGTGCGGATGGGAGGCAACGTTGCCAAAAGCAACGATGCGATCGTGGCCATTCAAAAGTTGCGGGAGATTGCTGCCTATGCAAAGCTCGAATCCGCAGTTGAATGGATCAAGGATTATACCAACGAAGGCGAAAAACTGGTTGTGTTTGCCCACAATCGACATGTAATTGACACCATCAAATCTGAGCTTGAAAAGGATCCCGACTATCAAGGAGCCGTCGGTGCTATTTACGGCGGTGTATCAGATGAAGCTCGTGCCGATGCAGTGNTAGACTTCCAAAATNATCCTAAGGTACAAATCATCATAATTGGCATCACTGCCGGCGGTTTTGGGCTAACCCTTACCTCTGCAAAGGCCGTTGCTTTCATACAACTACCTTGGACACCAGGTGAGATCGGCCAGTGCGTGGATCGCATACATCGTATCGGTCAGGAGGCTGACAATGTTACCATTTACAATCTAGTAGCCGAGGGAACGATTGAGGAAGACATGGCCGACATGCTGATTGGCAAAGGGCAGGTGTTGGATGCCGTGCTTGATAATGGGCGCGTTGTAAACACGGTAGATATCAAAATTGCAGGAAAATAATACATGGTTGATCTAATTGACGCAACAGGGCAAGAACTTGAAGTTGGCGATGCCGTTGTATTTGCATACTATGCCGTGCATTGTCGGCTGGATGGTGTTGGATATCCAATGGCTATTGGACGAATTGAACAAATTTCAGAAACGCAAAAACGTAGGAGCAGCAAGCAAATACCCATGCTTGTTGTTTCCTGCATTGATCACAGCCACGAGGTTAAACTATGGCCCAAGGAAGTGGTAAAGGTGCCGGTTGATCTCTGGGCCATGTGCAATCTGAGACGTGATTGATCATGCATCCGCATCGAGACGAACACCAGCATGAGTTTTTGCAGGACATTTTTCCTGGATATGATCAGTCGTACGTGCCGATCTGGGGAGGTTACTGGAGCGACTATTCCGGCTGCGCATGGATGGTCATACTGGATCGCGATGGCCAGCTATACATGTTATCTTACTGTTATTGTCCCGAAACNGGTTCNAACGAACCCGAGTGGAACCCCTGACCAATCACCTATGAGCGAGCCCTGGTCGAGCTTGCTGAATGGGAAGAAAATCTTGAATGATCATTGATTGGGTGTTATCGGTATGACCGTACCAGTACCAGATGTGGAAAATCCGCTGGAGATTGCCGTTGTGTTTTGTGATGGTATGGTTTGCTGGAATGGAGCCAACATAAAGTTGGTTGCCTCTGCCAGGCGGCGCTGCACCAATTGCGGTACCAGATTTCCGGCCCCATTTATGGTCCATTGCATCCAAAGGTTTGGAACGTTTTGTATGTTTCCTGCCACCAATTCCTTGATTACTGGAGCATTGGTAAAGTTCGTCTGACCTATGTTGAAAGCTAGGCTGCACAACATGTCGTATTGTGTTTGTGTAACAGACACGTTGACCACCGGCCGCATCCAGTTTTGAACAGCAACCATGTCTTGTTGGAACAACTGTCCAATTAGTTGCTGGCTCAGCGGGGCTGTTAAGGCGTAGGAACTTCCATTTATCATCACCTGTCCTGTGCTGATTTCCACGGGGGTTAGGTTATGGCCATAGCCTATCTGGGTAACAGGAGGTTCACCGACAACGATCGGAATGTAGCTGCCGTTTTCATATCCAATCATGAATTGAGAACCTGATTGTGAAAGCTGTAGGGTAGATGCAGGTTGTATGGCCGCATTGCCAATTGGCCCTTGATATGCATACACGGGTTGGTTTTGTATGTTGTAACCTGCACCAGTGTATACACCGGCGGGCATGTTTGCTAATGGCGTACCGATGAGATTGAGCGGTTTGTTGCTGTTTTGTATCACCTCGCCGGCCCGCAAACCGGTCTTGGTATTATAAGTGGTGGCGTTCTGTATGCCATATGTATTCCTTCCACCATGATCGTCGTAGGGTTCGTGATAAGGTAGGTGGTAGACTATGGTATCCGTCAAAACCGGAATGACATTGCCCAGTGTGTCAAGTATGCCATCCTGCTGGTTGATATCATT